CCAGCAGGGCGAACCCGCCACCACCACATTCCGGATTAATGCACCGGCGGCACCGGCCAGCATTGAACTGACGCCGGGCTATTTTCAGATAACGGTGGTCCCGCATCCTGCGGTGTATGACCCGACGGTACAGTATGAATTCTGGTTCTCAGAAAAACGCATCACGGACACGGCACAGGTGGAAACCTCTGCCCGTTATCTGGGTACCGGCAGCCAGTGGAGCGTCTCCGGCCCGCACATTAAGCCGGGGAAGGATTTCTGGTTTTATGTGCGCAGCGTCAACCTGGTGGGGAAATCTGCGTTTGTGGAGGCCAGCGGGCAGGCCAGCAATGATGGTGAAGGGTATCTGGAAATTTTCCGTGGGCTGATAGATGAGGCGCTGCTGGGGAAGGCACTGAAAGAGCGTATTGATGCGTCAGCCCTGCGTACTGAGGTCACGCAACTGGAAGAAGACATCCGCCAGCGACTGGAGACGGATGTTGCGGAAGTGACCCGAAAAATCGGGGAGGCGGAAAACAGCCTCACGCAGCTGGTTGCGAAAAAGAATGAGGACCAGACGCTGGCCATCGCGCAGGTGAGTCAGCAGGTGGACCGGGTGAGCAGTGAAATCACACAGACAGTCAGCCAGAGCACGGAGGAAAACGCCAGGCAGATAGCGCAGGTCCGCCAGTACGTGGATGACAAAGGGAGTGAAATCACCTCGACCACGGATAAAAAGCTGGAAGACCAGAGCGCCACCATACAGCAGATACAGCAGGTCCAGTCAGACACGAATGATGAGCTGGCAGCGCTGTACATGCTGAAGGTGCAGAAAACGAAAAACGGCATTCCGTATGTTGCCGGTATTGGTGCGGGGATTGAGGATGCTGATGGCCAGACGCTGAGCAATATTCTGCTGCAGGCGGACCGTATCGCGATGATTACCCCGGAGAACGGCAACACCACGCCGCTGTTTGTGGCGCAGGGGAATCAGCTGTTTATGAACGACGTGTTCCTGAAGCGACTGTTTGCGGTGAGTATCACGTCATCCGGCAATCCCCCGACGTTTTCCCTGACGCCGGAGGGCAGGCTGACAGCCCGCAATGCGGACATCAGCGGACATATCAGTGCGAACTCGGGCACGCTCAATAATGTCACCATTAACGAGAACTGTGTCATCAGAGGGAAACTGTCTGCGAACCAGATTGAAGGCGATCTGGTGAAGACGGTGGGGAAAGCCTTTCCCCGGAATAACAGTTATGCCCGTGGCACGATAACCGTCACGGTTTACGATGACCAGGGCTTCGACCGGCAGATTATCATTCCACCGGTACTGTTTCGCGGGACGAAACACCAGAACGTCAACAGCCCGAATCAGCAGTCGTACTGGTATTCAACCTGTAAGCTGCAGGTGCTGAAAAACGGGGCAGAGATTTTTCATGAACCGGCAACGGATGTCAGCCGGGTGTTCTCATCGGTGATTGACATGCCAGCAGGACGGGGTCATGTCACCCTGACGTTTAATGTGTCGTCTGCCGGCGCGAACAACTGGACACCGACGACGTACATCAGTGATTTACTGGTTGTGGTGATGAAAAAATCCACGGCGGGAATCAGTATCAGCTGACGGTTTATTAACCCGGACGGGCACCCGAAGTGGTGCCTTTTTTATTGACTGAAAACAAAGAGGTAATCATGCGGTATTTATACGGAGCCATTTTATTTTTTACCACCCTGCCGGCAGTAATGACTTTTCCTGCACAGGCTGCAGGCGGACACGGTGCATTTTCCGTGGGATATGCTCAGGTTCACCCGGGCGGCGTGCCGGTATTGTCCGGTACCGGTGCCCGTACAGGTGATTTAAAAGGGATCAACGTGAAATACCGTTATGAATTCACGGACCATCTGGGTGGCATAGCCTCGCTGAGTTACGCCTCTGCGAAAAAGAGCAGAACCACGATGACCGGGGATAAAGCATTTCATTATGAAAGTCTGCGTGGCCGTTATGTGAGCCTGATGGCGGGGCCGGTCTGGCAGGTCAGTGAGCAGCTCAGCCTTTATGGCATGGCCGGGATGGCGCACACCCGCTGGTCTGACAGTGTTCAGGATTACCGGCGTGATGAAGTGACACAGGGGGATGTCAGGGTGACCACCACTGCCAGTGATGGTCATTCTGCGCGTCATCTGACGCTGGCATGGGGGGCAGGGCTTCAGTTTAATCCGGCGGATACGGTGGTGGTTGACCTTGCGTACGAAGTGGCCGGTCATGGTGACTGGCGAACGGATGCGTTTATTGTTGGGATCGGATACCGTTTCTGACGGCAGATGCTGCTTTATTTTCTGCAAATATTGCAATGTACGCATGTTCATCCGCCTTATGGGGTGAACTGCGTCTGAGGAAACGTAAAGTTACACTGTCCTGAAGCCCGTGGCATTACTGCTGCGGGCTTTTTTATTGGTGGAAAAGTATGACGGTTAAAATTTCTGGTGTATTGAAAGACGGGGCCGGTAAGCCGGTACCGGGATGCACGATAGAGCTGAAAGCGCGACGCACAACGGAGACGGTGATTGTCACCACGGTGGCGTATGGTCAGCCGGGGGAAACCGGCAGTTACAGTATGGATGTTGAGCCGGGGTTGTACCGGGTGACGCTGAACACGGAAGGGTACGCGCCGTCATATGTGGGTGACATTCTGGTGAAGGCGGACTCTGCACCGGGAACGCTGAATAAATTTCTGATGGACCTGGAGGACGCACAGTATTACCCGAAAGCCCTTGCAGAGCTGGAAGCGGTGGCCGCGGAAATCCTGAAACGTGCAGAAGCGTCAGCGGCGAGTGCAGAGGAAGCGAAGAAACGGGCAGAGAATGCGCGGGGACCGAAGGGGGATAAGGGAGACACCGGGCCACAGGGTATTCCCGGGCCAAAAGGCGATACCGGCGAGCGTGGGCCAAAGGGTGAGCGTGGTGAGAGGGGGCCGCAGGGGCTTCAGGGTGTGAAAGGTGAACGGGGAGAGAAGGGCGAAAAAGGCGAGCCGGGAGGACCGGATGCGACGACGGCACAGAAGGGCATTGTGCAGTTAAGCAGCGCAACGGACAGTGATGATGAAACGAAGGCAGCCACCCCGAAAGCGGTGAAAGCGGCAATGGACAAAGCGGACGGATGCCTTGAGAAAGCGAAAAACGGTGACGATATTCCGGATAAGGTGCAGTTTCTGAACACTGTGGGAGCAGCCAGAGTATACGGGCGGGACATTCATACGGGGGCCGGTGAATGGACCACGGGCGAGTTTGTTGCCTGGCTGAAAGCCAAAGGGGCATTTGACCAGCCTTACTGGATGATGAAGGCATCACTGCATGCGGGAGTCAATAAGGTAATCACGGATGTCGGACCGGGAAAACTTAATCTGGGTGGTTGTGTCATTGAGGTGATGGGGAAGTATGAGGCAGCCATAGTCCGGGTCACCATTGGCGAATACGGTGCAACGGGGTTTATTAATGGCACGGTCTGTACCTGTACGGTTTACGGCGACACACAGTATTTCCACTGGCGGGTGGATTACAGCACAAAGAACAAACCGGATACGGTCAGCCAGCGGGATGCCAGCACGACGCAGAAAGGCGTGGTGCAGTTAAGCAGTGATACTAACAGTAATGACGAAACAAAGGCAGCCACGCCGAAGGCCGTGAAGGCGGCAATGGATGTGGCAAATGAAGCGAAAACAAAGGCAGAAGAGGCTGCTGCAGGAGGTGGTGTTCCCGGTCCGAAAGGAGAGAAAGGCGACCCCGGAGCACAGGGTCCGAAAGGTGAAACGGGAGCAACAGGTCCCGCTGGTCCGCGGGGAGCGCAGGGACCGAAAGGGGAGAAAGGCGACCCCGGTCCCAGAGGTGAGCGTGGAGAAACCGGGCCGATGGGGCCGCCCGGGGCATCAGACGGGAAGAGCCGGGTTGTGGGTATCAGGCTGGGTAATAAACAGACTTATGCGCCGCAAACAGACAGCACTACATGGGCAGTGGATTTGGATATTGGTGCGATGATTACGGGGATTGGCGGTTACAACGACGGAAACAAAACCCTTATTGACAGGGTATCTTACAGGCCGCTTCAGGTGACATTTGACGGTTCTCAGTGGCGTACAGTCAGCGTGGGTGAGTATGTGTCGTCAGGAGTTTCGGGGTTTGAGTATTTTCCATTATAAAGCGCATCATCTTTCAGACATGTAACCGGGAGGACTTACAGATGCACATAAAGAATTTCAGACAATACACGCCGGAAAATCCGGATGTGCCGGGTGCGATGTACCTGAAATCAGAGGATGGTCAGGACTGGTATGAGTGTCAGTCGTTATTTTCAGCAGAGACGCTGAAGGTGGTTTATAACAGTGCCGGGGTCATTACCGGCATTAGCAGGGTGGCGTCAGTTCTGTGGCCTGTGAACCAGAGTGTGGTGGAGGTGGCGGATACGGAAGAAAACCGCAAAGCTGACATCTCGGGGCGCTGGGGTTTTGACGGGGAGAAAATCACGGACCTGCTGACCGCGGAGAAAGCGCGAGGGATGAAGGGCGATGACATTAACGCCTGGCGTAATGCGATGGAAGCGGCGA